TTTATTTGTTACTAATAATCCACCTTGGACATGAAGGGTTTTAGATGGATTATCAGTGCCAATTCCGACACTTCCCTCGAATGTTTGTATGGTGGTTGCCATTACATTAATATAAGAAACTTATTTCATCGGAACCACCCTTTGTAATTTTAGAAATTTTACCGTCGCTGTGTTGTGAAACATATTCGATAAACAGATTATAGTTTCCTTCGGATGTTAAATCGATAGTTGGTTTGATAAATACTGTAGTTGTATTACTTGTAACCTCTGACGACCATGGATTTGTATTTGTGTTCCCAAATACAGCGGCTGGACCTCTTGCTACATCTAACGGGGTTCCACCAGTTCTGTGTCCACCACTAACTTCTATAGACATTGTGCTAATTTCATTATCAGCGTGGATAAGGTGAGCCACGATCTTGGCATAAAATACATGTTGGGTAAAAACGACCCCTATAGTTCCATTTGCTATACTAGTTCCGTTTGCGATGGTATTCGTATAACTATAGGTTTTTTTACTCACACCACCCGCATTTATTATTATACCACCCGTTGCTTTAAAAGCAGCATTTGTGTTGGTAAATAACACTGTGTTTGAAGTTGTGTTTCCCAAATCTATAATATCACCTAAAGTTGAGACTGTTGAGACGTTAGATAACGTTCCACCATCACCGTAAAACGAGGAACCTGTCACCCTTCCACCGACGATAATATTTGAGGTGGTTGTAAAAGCTGTGGTGTCATTTGTAAATTGGAGGGTGTTCGAGGTTGTGTTTCCAAAATCTGATACAGACTGCATTGTTGTAGCTATACCGGTGAGTTCACTTCCATCACCCAAAAACTTTGTGGCTGTAACGTTGCCCCCAACAACTATGTTACTGTCCACAGATAGACCTGTGGTGACATTTGTAAGTTGGAGGGTGTTCGAGGTTGTGTTTCCGAAATCGGATACGGATTGTAGTGTTGTAGCTATACCAGTGAGTTCACTCCCATCACCATGTAGGTAGGTGGCTGTGACGTTACCAGTTGCTGTCAGGTCACCATACACTTTAACACGGAGGTCTTCGGAGGCGAGGGGCACGATGGTTGAACTACTCGCACTACTTTCAGTGTAAGCCATTACGAGTTCATCACTAGATTCTAAATATCCAACAGCTACATTTGACTCGGGTCTATTCATAAGAAGACCCAGATCTAGAACTGTATCGGAGGAAGTATTATTCTTTCCAAGTTCGACGATAGCATCTGTGATGTTTAGGTTTTGTGTTGCAATTAAAGTCACATCACCCTTGAAATGTATATCTCCACCTACAGTTAGATCTTCACTAATATAGGTGTTTCCCAAAATATGCACGACATTTGAACCATCATCATCTATGTAAACATTTGAACCAACTGTCAGTGTATGACCTTGTGGATTTGTGTTAGCTATCGAGCAGGTTGGTGCGATGTATACCACATTTGATGTTGGTGCTAGGAACTGTCGGTTTCCAGCATTTAAGACCATTGTATGTTCAGCCTGGTCTTTGATGTCCTGTGTTTTAACCTGACTACCTAAACGAACTTTGGTAGAACGTTCAATCGTTGGTAAATTTTTAACTCCACCCCTGAGACGGAGTACCAAGTGAAGTGTAGATTCTTTCTGAACGTTGTAATCGGCAAGTGTTCTACCATCTTCTAATTGTTTACCCGCAAAAATAAGACGTTGTTGATCAGGTGGAATTCCTTCTTTGTCTTGTATTTTCGATTTGATATTATCTATGGTGTCAACAGACTCGACTTCGAGTGTTATTGTTTTACCTGTAAGTGTCTTGACAAAAATTTGCATACTTACTATTATTATATGTTTGTATTTTAATTTGCATATAATAGACCAGCCATCCCATTTTCGATTCTCAAAATATTGTAGTTGACTGCATAAATTGGGTCATTGATTGGTAGGGTTTTACTCATAATTTTAAATGAACTTATTCTACTAAAGTTGAGAGTCCCCGTTGGTTGTAAAGAACTTGTTGATAAACAAAATGGATACAAGAAAAAATCGGGTGAAGTTACTGAGTGTGTATGATAGTAAGAACACGCATCTACATGATGAGGTTGACACCATTTATAATCACCTATATCGATTCCATTAACATTCATTTTAACTTTATTTGACCTGGAGGTCAGAGCTCCGTCATCATCCGTGTTTGAGCATGCGATATATTTAACGGGGTGACTAAATGTAACTTCTTGTATAAGGGCATTCGATGCTTCATTTTTTTGAACTTGTGTAATGAGGAGATCATGTTTACGGGAGGCGATGTTACCACGCTCTTCATTGTCTAGGTAGTAATAGTTTGCAAAAAGTTCTATATTATAGGCACTCGCATTTGGACCCCAGTATATTCTGAGTTCAACGTTATGGTAATTTAGAGCGACTAGGGGTAACGCACATTTCGCACCTTCACAAAAAAAGAAACGGAGAGGGTAAAAATATGACGAGGCGCTTATACCCGGGTGTGTACCAATTGCACTCTTCGATACACAGGTGGCGAATGTATCGATTGCAATTTTTTCGGTAAATGTGGAATCTTGGGTATCGATGACCGACCCACCAATGAGAAGTTCAACTTTATCGACTAAAGTTGACCATTCCTCAATTGTTTGACTTTGAGTCGTATCATCAACGGTGAGGTAAACGTAACCCAGTAGATCACCAGTTTTTTCAAATTGAATACTAGACATTGAATTATTTTTCACTTCTCCGTGGATTGTTTGTTTCTCGACAGACTGTGAAAAATTAGCATGTCTTTTGAAGGTTGAATTAAAGAAAGAAATTTCGGGATCGCCCATGATATATTTATCCTGAGCCCCGATGGCAATCAATTGAACAACTCCAGCTGACATGGTATACTATAGTAAAGGGAGAAAATTACATATTGGGTTTCCTACACACAAAACGGAGGATTAAAAAGTTATTTTCGGCGGGGTTGGGTGGTGATATGAGAACACCATCTTCATTTCTAATGCTTACGGTTAAGCGATCAATAGATCGAATTGGATCGATGTATTGGGTGGCAATTGGGTAGTTGTCTCTAAAACTAATGATACCAGTGTCATCTGTAGTTACTAAACTAGCAAAAGAATTACGGACTATACTTCCGTCTGAGAGTGGGGGTGGATTTTTCGATGCTCGATCAGAAAAGATAGAGTCTAACTCTTTGATGGACACGTAGCAATGTTCACTACCATTTGCGGGGGTTACTGTATTGATTCGGGCGGCTAAAAGTCTAGCCTGAACAACATTGCGAAGAGGTTGATTAAGATAACAGGTGAAAGAATTTGGTGTCTGTCCAACTGTGTCAACCGTGATTGTGTGATATTCATAGTTAAGATCTGGAATTGTTTCCGTTGGGGAAGTGATCAAAGCCATTTATAGTAAGCTTAGATTAAAGATCCACCAATTCCATCCACGATCGTGTAGGAGGCGTGTTCACCAACAAGTTTTTGGGCACCACATAGTCCACCTGGGGTTAAACTTTTGGTGTATGGACTATCTTCTTTACCAGACCCAGGAACACATTCCATCCGATTTTCTAAATCGAAAATTGATTGATCATTGACAATTTCAATAACAATTGGTTTAGGTTGATAGGCGCTTGTTTTTTTCATGATATTGAGAATGACAATAACAAAAAATAAAATAACGATGGCGGTTAGGGCATTTCGATCAGTGCGATTGAACTTGAACATTTATAATCAGGCAACATTATTTTATAAACTGCGTTAAAGGTAATTTTTTTAGTTTCTACATAAAGAGTAGATGGATGAAGAGATAGTAATCGATCGTGGTAACTCGACGGTGATGAAATTAGATGCAGACGAACAAGCTCTCATGGATGAGATTCAAATATCTGTTCCAAGATCTCAGCCTGTTCAAAGACCAGCAAGACCATCGGCTAGACCTACAAATGCTATCCCTCAAGAAACGATGGATGCATTTGTCAACCCCAACAAACAGACTGCACCAAGACAACCCACTGAGGAAGAGGAAATAGATTATGGTGAGGATTTCTATGACGATGAACCATCAATGGGTCCTGGTATTTCTCAGGAAGAACAACCTTCCAAGGGCTATACTTCAATTGACGAAGAGAAGTCTGACCTCCTTAACAAGCTTACGCGTTTAGAAAAGAAGGGATTTGCTGTCAACAAACGCCTAAATGCATATTCAAACATAGAAGAACTCCGGGCTGAGGTTAAGAGAATTACCTACAGTATCGATGTGGAGCAATCTATTCGTTTTTCTCGGAGAATGTTAGTTGCATGTGTGACTGGACTTGAGTTTCTTAATAAGAGGTACAACCCCTTTGAGATTCAATTAGAGGGATGGTCTGAGTCTGTGATGGAGAATGTAGATGACTATGATACTGTTTTTGAGGAACTCTACGTAAAGTATAGATCAAAGGTAAATGTTGCACCAGAGGTTAAGCTGATAATGATGTTGGGTGGTTCCGCGATGATGTTCCATCTAACAAATAGTATGTTCAAGTCGGTGATGCCCAATATGAATGATGTAATCAAACAAAATCCGGATCTCGTTAAGAATATGATGAGTGCGGTTCAGAATACCACCCGATCTCCTGGTGAAACTGGTGTGGATGCCCCCGTTGGTGGGACGGGTCAATATGAAATGAAGGGTCCTGGACTTGATATTTCCAGTTTGATGGGTGGTGTTATGATGCCACCAACCCCCCCGATGAACACAACACCCCAGGTTGCTCAGGATGCACGCGACTTTGACGCCGCGGACGACATTTCAGATATTATTTCTATTTCAGGGGACTCTACGGGTGGTGAAGTCAAGGAAGTGAATGTGGATTCTTCTAAACCCAAGCGGGTTCGACGAAAAAAGAAAACTGAAATTAATCGCTAGATATATATAAATGATAGCGTATTGTCCGCTAGAGGATTTAGATCCTCCTGTCCGACAAAAAAAAATTGTCGAAGAACCTGAGCCTCAGATAGACTCGAAGGTTGGACGTGAAGAAACTGAAATGAATTACGTCATCATGGCTTTCATTATCGGCGTAGTTATGCTAGCCGTTTCTGATTCCATCAGGGCATAAATGTAATGAATCTACTAAGGGGTTTTCCCCCAAAGTAAATTTAGTAAGTAAAGGATTTCAAATCTGTGCCACCGGATTTGATCTTGATAAGTTTTCCACCCAACGAGGAATGAATTTTTGAAAAAATGTCGTATGAATATCCAATTCCCGTCGTATTTGCTGGGGTGATAGTCACAGTGTTTGACGTTGTCGTGACGATGGGACTCCATGGATTTGCGTTCACGCCACCAAACAATTTTTTGATACCCACGGCTATAGGAACAGATGATTCTGTGCCATCACTCGTTCCTCCCTGAAATTCAAGAATCATTGTGCTTATGTTTGACACATTCGTGGTTTCTCTCAATTGAGTAATTACCCGTCCATAAAATGCCGCGTCTGAATATACAAGTTGTATCTCTTTATTTGATACACCAGGTGCGATTGTTACTACATTTGAGTAACGTTTACACGCCATCTCACCTTGACCGTCATTCGTCACTACACCACCTTTAAATTCCGAATGACCATCTGAATCAATTTTTACTCGTTCCGTTCCCTGTGTTTTAATCGTAATGTTCTGGTTTTCTGTATTAGAGGTGGAACCACCCATAGAAATTTCACTTACATTCGAAGTAGATGGGTTTGTAGTTTGCCCTGCCTGTATAACGAGGCGTTGTGTTTCGGGTTCACCCACAATTGTTTCGGTTGTATCCGCGTGAATAACAGCTGAATTGTCTGCCGACACTTCTTCTGTTTTAATTTTACCCATATCAATACCACCCACGGGTGGTGGGGCACCTTCCGTAACCTTTTTAGGTGGGATGTCGAGTTTACTGGTAAAAATCTGATCAGTGAGAATAAGAACACGGGGCATCTCTATATTAGTTACCGAATAAAATACCCGCCATACCATTTTGTATTCTGAGAATATTGTGATTTAATGCGTATACAAATATATGTGTATCTGTCCTATTCGACCCCCTTTCAGCATTTCTTATAATCATTTTAGCGTTATCCAATCTACTGAAATTACATGTCCCCGTGGGACTGTATTCAGATGAATTTATACAAAAATGAAACGGGAAATATCTTGAGTACAACATCGTTTTACTTTCGGCTCTGTAATCTATGTGTGCAAACTTAGATTTCAAATAGCTTTCAACCGTGTGGAAATACATAGGGGACATATTCTCTAATAAAGCTGTTCCATTTATTTGAATATCCGCGGTTCCAAATGTAAATCTATCAGTAACATTATCATCATCTAAAGTTCCAAATCCAAAAAACAGAGACTTTACCGGGTGATTAAATTGTGAGATATCTAAACTATTATTATTAGTTGTAGCAAAATCAATGGGATACTCAACCCTTTGAACCTGTGTAATCATCATTTCTATCTGACGATTTACAAAACTTTCTCTCTCATCTGTGTCTAAAAATATATAATTACCGTATACTGAAATTTTCTTCTGACTTGCTGTTAAACCCTGTTCCACAGTTCCATTGTAATAATTTGTATCGAAATTGATTTTAATTTCTACTGTATGATTCTGTAAAGCAACTAAGGGTAAATATGCCCCACCATCACAAAAAAAGAAGTGAAATGGTACAAACGCTATATTACCTACGTTGGCTTTTACGTTTATCTCTTGGGATTTAGTCCAAGTATCAGCTAGGTAGTTTGGCCAAATGTCATTGTAGTAATCGTAGTGTTGGGAGTCAACCTTTTGTCCACCAATATAAAGATCCACCGTTGAATTGTAAAAAATATTTGACGATATATTAGCTTCTCCAGTTCCTTCACACCACAATCCGTTTATAATGTCACCGTATACAGGAATAGTAATAGAATTATCAGTTTCGGTAACTTCTTTTATAAACTTTGGGGCTTGTGAAAAATTCTTATATCTCGCAAACTTTGTTCGAAAAAAAGAATGACCTTCGTCACTTGTTAAATAAATGTCTTGTGCTCCTTTTGATACAATCTGGACTAATGCACCAGACATTTATTAATTATGTAGATTATAAAAATAGACACTTTCCCTGAGGGAAGTCTGTTTTTTCCTGAACCCCCTTTCCATGAATCTTGAAACCACCTTGTCTATACACCTTCATACGTTTGTAATACATTGCTGTGAAGATGGACCATGGATCGTGGATATCGTATATGTGGGGGTCATTCTTTTTACCCTTGGTTTCTCTCATTATTCTCCCAATACTCTGTGTGATGTCTGATTTTGGTGAAGCTAGAATGACCGTATCTAGGGTTGGTATGTCCAAACCTTCGTGGGCTTGACTGAATGTTGCAAAGATGATTTTCTTTTTAGAGGATTCTTGGAGATCCTTCTCCTTCATACCACCCATGTAGATCCCCGAACTTTTGGGAAAACATTGGTGAAGAAATTCACAATGAAATCTCCGGTCACTCAAAACGAGGAGTTGTCTTGTTCCTGCTGAGGCCTTTTTAATAAGTTCGACAAGCATTATATTTCTCTGGCGATCCTCGACCAACTCCGTGATCATGTTGGGCATCGAGATTTTCCCATTCCTCATTGAGGGTGGGGGGTTTCTATAATTGAAACATTCGTAGACGATTGAAAATACTTCAACCTGTCCCTGATTTTTCCTCTCGACGGCGAAGAAGGTTGCCCCCATGAACCAATGGAGGACCTTGGTGAGACCATCCTTCCTCTCTGGGGTGGCAGAGAGACCAAATATGTGTTTGGGACATAACTTGAATAGGGACTGACTGAATACCTTAGCACATATATGATGGGCTTCGTCTACAATGAGGGTTCCCACGCTTTCAAAGTCCCCAAAACTATACTCTTTTAGGGAGAGTGATTGAAGCATAGCGATCACAAAATCACAATCAACCTCCTTCTTATCTTGTTGAACGACACCAATGGTGGCCCCTGGACAAAATTGTTTAATTCTCTCCCTCCACTGATCGGCTAGGAACTGTTTATGAACGACAATCATTGTCCTATAGCCTAACGTGCATGCTATTGCCAGGGATACGGTGGTCTTCCCAAAACCACACGGGAGTGAGAGAACACCATGACCCGCCTTAAGAGCTGCAGCAAGTGCTTCATTTTGGTGTGTTGCGTCTCGAAGGGTGCCGACAAACTTTGTTGTAATTCGAGTGGGTTGGGGTCTTCGGTCCTCCTTAGGTTCACCAAGTTTCTCGACGCCATAGAAGCGCGGGACACAGATACCATTTTTAATCGTTTTAAAAACTTTAAAAGGTGGTGGTGGAAATCCATAATCCCCATTGACTATAGGTCTTACGGTAAGCTCCTTTTTAATTTCCTGTAGGGGTCCTTCTATGGCGAGGTACCCTGTTCTGGTGAGAACTGTCATGTATACTAAATTAGACGGAGGAAACTTTAACTATATTCCGAAGATTTGATAATCCAAGAAAACCCTGAATAATCACCTACGTTCCAATATCCTTTGAATTCAATTTCTACTTTGATTTCATCCCCCTTTACACAGGATTGGAGGGGTTTTCCCTTAACTTCGCACATGACCCGTCTATATCTAAATGGAACTTTCACTTTGAGGATATGTCCTTCCAAAGGATTATCAATATTAGAATTCGTGAGGAGGTGATTCATTTTCATATGAGTATCATTGATTCGCGTCACCAGTGTTGGTGGAATTCTAATACGAATATACTTTTTACTATTATATTCATACATTGGTTCATACACAGAAGTTAAAAACTTCATTGATTTCTATTACGATATATTAAAATTAAAACTATAAGTATCATTGTCAGAAGTAATATACGTTGACTCAAAGTAGATGGTTTAATTGGTTTTCTAGTTCCGAAATATTCATGACTGAGTGATCTAGAAACTTCGACAGCTGATTCTATACTTGAATAAGGTGTATTTCTGGGTGACATCATCCCACACATCGCAACTTTTGAACATTTTCCGAAAAATGGAAGTTGTCCATGTAGACTGAGAACCCCCGAAGATTGTGAAAAGGTCCAACCATCTTCTTCACTCCAATCCGCACCCCACCCAATTCTAGTTGTGTTTGGGGAGGGTATATCTAACTGATCAATCACCTCAAGTTTTAACATTTCTGGTGTGTTTGATAGCACTTCACGTGTTAGGTTACAGATTACACAAGATACAGTTCTACCGTCTGATAAAACTCTGGGTTGTAAATTCCACTTCGTTTCGGATGCAATTTCTAAATCTGACTTCAAAGTGATTGGTTCATCGTAATCTAAGAGAACATTTATAGCTCCGTAGGTACTTTCTCTAACTTTTTTGTCAGCATCCGGACCCCAGTTGTCTCCAAGGACTTTTAAGGCTGGACTATTATCAATACACAGAAACAATTGTCCATCATCAACGGTAGTTCCATTTGAAAATGTGAGTTTGTAACTATCTTCTTGGTATTCGATATCTTTCATCTCCATTCCAAAGACAAAATTTACACCTTCTTCTGTGAGTGCTTCTTCCATCGCATCACCCATCACTTTACCTGAAACTCTTTGTGTATATGGTTTGGCTAGGGCCACATGATTTAAGTTTTGAATAAATTCATATGCAGACATCGTGTTCCACGTTACGCCATCCATTATAAGGGGTAGGTTTTTTAGACACTTTTCTCCATTTTCACTTAATTTACCTATAGAGTCTTTAAGACTTATTTCCTTGTACTTGCTTGGTTGGAATAATACTTTCATTACAAGTTTTATCAAAGACACATAGTCACTCACATTCAAAGACTTTAATAAAAAGTTTCGACCACCCTGATCATTTACTGGTTCAAACATTTCATCCCAATCTATATTCATTTCATCGAATAATGATTGTGTATTGTGGAAGGTGTTAAACAGGACTCTATGTGCGTGAATATTTCTTACATCGATCTCAGGTTCCCACCATGAACCACCAGCCGAAGTTTTTCGGTCATAAATAGTTATATCATGGTCTTCTCCTGATTTAAGAATCTCCCAAGCGAGAGACATCCCGGTTGGTCCTGCGCCGATAATATGAATCTTCATTCTACTCTTAGTAGACATTAAAAATATCTTCATATGATAGGTATGTTGACTGTAATAAAACCCTTACCCAAATCAACTCAACAGAAGGTAAAAACATGGAAGTTTGCCGCCAAATTCCTGTGGAAAGAGCGTTTTATCGAAGATAAATCAGAGCTCGGGAGATGGACAAAAGATCAACTTCTCGATCTTGGTCCAACATTTGTAAAATTAGGACAAATTGCGTCCACGAGGGGGGACCTCTACCCCCCAGAGTTCACCCGTGAACTTGAATCTCTCCAAGATGACGTTCCCGCCTTTGATTATAATTTAGTTAGGGATCAGATTGATCTAGATATTTTCAAGGACTTCGATGATATCCCCTTTAAGTCTGCGAGTATTGGTCAGGTCCACAAGGCTACCCTACAAAATGGGAAACCTGTAGTTGTAAAATTGAAAAGACCAGGTATTTATGATACGATGCAATCCGACACAGAAACTTTGAAACGAATTCTAAAATTAGTTCAATCTCTGGGGATTGATACTGGGAATAGTTCAGACTTTGTTCTCAATGATTCGATTGAATATCTTTTGGGTGAAGCAGATTATATTCAAGAAGTTGATAATGCGATCAAATTTAAGAGGTCTCTGAAAGATGTTGAATGGATTAAGATTCCACGGGTGTATAAAAAATACTGTACGAATGAAATGATTGTAATGGAATATGTACCAACAGATAAGATTACCGAAATCAAGGACAAGAAAATCAATAAGATAAAGGTGTGTGAAGCCCTGGTGAATTCATACGTCATACAGACCATGGAGGCGGGTTTGTTCCATGCTGACCCACACCCAGGAAACTTGGGTATTTCGAGGAATGGTAAGCTGGTCTTTTACGATTTCGGATTAGTCATCCCACTATCGGATGAACTCAGAGAAGGTTTCAAAGACCTTTTCTTTTGTATTGTAAATAGGGACACCTCTGGGATAGTGAAAATTTTAATACGCCTG